GTAAATTGATTTTGGCGGTAACGTGTTCCCCAACTTGTATGTTGTCCAATAACGCGCATTTGTCGTTAATTACTTGTATTGTTAGTAATTGCGGATATTTTTCGTTTGTTTTAATGACAAATTCACGCTTGGCGAATTTATCGCTGATTGCTTGCGTATCAAATACGCGGTAAATGTACCCTTTGATTTCCATTTTTATTTGTTTTTAGTATTTACATATTTTTATTTCGATTCCCCACATTAGCCACATAATAAAAATTGTGTTTGGGGTTGTCGGATTTTTTAGATTCGAGTAAATTATCGTTGGAACCAACAACACGTCAAACCCTTGTTCGTCCTTTGACGATACAAAACTAACTAAATAGTGTTTCATTTTATTTGATTTATTAAATTATTAATTAAATTCTCGTCAATGTTTAGCGCGTATTTGATACATTCAATTAATGACATACCCGCCAAAATCAACATTATTTTTTCCCTCGTTTTCATAGGTTACTAATTTTATTTTCGTGTAAAATTTCAATCCATTTTTCCCGGATTTTTTCAACGATTTGGTATTGCTCATCTGTTAACGTTTCGTATTTCCAAATTTTGCGCAATTCGTTGTTGAACTCATAAATTAAATTGTACATATCCGGGGCCATTTTAAACATTTCAAATTCGGATTGGTCGTCGTCCAAATTGTACTCAATTATTACTTTCATTGTTTTTTGTTTTATTGCATATCGCGATTTTCGATTTGCTTGTTTTACTTAATTAAAAAAATTACTATTAACGCCCCGGTTACATAACCAAACGCAAGCGCAAAGGCCATTTTAAAACGTTCGTTCCATTGTTTGGATTCAACCATATAACCGGCAAACGGCAACGCGATAAATGGGCCAATAAACGCAAAGAATAGCATTCCTAACGTGTTTTTGTCGGCAACGAATCGAATGTAAAATGTTGAACAAATTTCGATTATTAACGCGCTTAAAAAGATTATTAAATATTTCATATTGCTCGATAAATTTGGTCGTAAATTTCCCGGGCGCCCTCAACACGTTGTTTGATTGCCTCAATTGTTTCGTCGTTACGTTTTACAATGAATCGTTTAACGCGGTTTTCAATTGGTATTTGGTCAAATATGGACGATTGTTTTACTATCTTTTCGGCCTCCAATTCTATGTCCGCAAAATCGCGCATTACGTTTTCCGGGCGTGCGCTCAATTTGTACATTAATCTTTGGATTTGGTCATTAATAATATGTTCCGGGGTGTTGGTCAAAACATAACACAATTGCGCCTCGTTAATTCCGGTTAACCAAATATATGTTTGCATTTGATATTCGTATGTTTTGTTTTTTAATTGCGTGTCAGTAAACGGAAACGTTGACGCGTCCCAACTCGATTTTACGTCGCCTAACAACGCCGGATTGTTTCGGTAAACGTCCGGTTCCCCGGTAACATATTCGTTAACAAATCGCTGTTTATTTGCCATTACGTCAAAATTCCAATTGTACACCCGGGACGCTGTTAATAACGATTCCATTTCGTTGTAAATTCCCTTTTCTAAATATTTGGAATTTAATTCCTCGCGGATCCCGTATTTGTTAAATAATACCGCTTTTTTAATTTCCGAAATTGCCGTGTCGCCCCATTCCTTATCTTTTGTTTTTCCTTTGGTCATTAAGGCGCCAACGCTTGACGCCCTAACAATATATTCGTGTTTCATTTTATGACGTTTTTATTTTGTTTAACGTGTACAATTGCTCGTTTGTTAATTCGTACCGCTCAATGGCCCAATGTACGTTGATAACGTTTCCGTCGGCGTCTTGCTTTTGTGCATTTATCGCCCCGCATAATCTTATTAATTCGTCGTTGGTTAATGTTGGTTTATTCTGTTGCGTTGGTTCGGAATTTGTCGTTGGTTTTTGGAATTGCGGAACGGCTTGTTGCGTCCCGGTTGCGTCCAAATCTTTGTCCGTAACCAACCCCAAAATTGACGCCAACGAATAACGACGAAAATAAGAAATCGCCGACCCCATAACTTGGAAATCGTTTTGGCCTTTTAATTGTACGTTTTGCGGAATTGATACAAACGATTCGATTGTTTCCCCGGTTTCGGTGTGAAAAATGATTGTACGGATTCCGTCGCCCTCTAATGGTTGCGAAAAACCTAAATTGTACTTTGCCAATAGTGGATTAATTACGGCCAAAATAGCGGGTAAATCGGCGTACGTGTAGCCGTAACCTTGCGTACCCTTGTGAATTACCGGACAATTTTGTTGGAATAATGCCAACGCCTTTTTTAAATTGGTCCCGGTTGCCTCAATGTACGGAAATTGTACGGGTACAAAATCCGTTTCCTCGCGTTGTTGTTCAACTTGTTTTTTTGTTGCGCTCATATCGTTTTGTTTTTAAAATGCGCGTTAACCGGGTCGCGCCCCCCGTTCTTTTTATTTGTTTATATTTAATTTTCTTTTTAATACCGGATTTACAAAAAATGTGTAAATAAATACATTTTTACCAAATGAATCGAAATCGCATTTACGTACAACACCTTGTTTACAAGTTGATAAATAAAATTGTTCGTTATCAAATGAATAAACGTTTGATGTGTTTATTTCCAAATTGGTTTGTAATAAGTTTATTGAACTTTTAAGAGTGTAATTGGTAGTTTTAATCATTGTTTTCATATCGTTTCGTTTTTAATTATACACAAATGTAAAACTTTAATTTGATATAGCAAGTTTTAGACAAAAATAATTTGTTAAAAAATGTTAAAATTTTAAATTACTCTTTTAACGCCTTTGTTTTTTCCTTGTAAATACTGATTAATTCGCGCAATTCGTCGCGTGTAAATTTTCGCGTATTATGTGCGATCGCGTGTAATTCAATCAATTCGTCCGCCCCAATGCGTTGTTGGATTCCAATTTGGTAATTTAACAAATTGCCGTGTTTGTGTTGGTTGCAATTAACACATTGCCCGTGTACGTTCCTTTCGTCAAATCGAACGGACCAATGATTGTTTGCGTTGAAATAATGCCCGGCGTCAAATTTCCCGGTTAACTTTTTATCGCAACTAATACAATTTAACCCGGCGTCGCGCGTGCGTGTGTATGTGTTAAACGTCGTTTGCGCTTTTTTTATTAATTCCTGTATGGTTTCCAAATCTGTTTTTAATACTTTTTTTCTTTTGGCCCATTGTTTGGACTTTTCGGATTCAATCCATACGTTAACGCATTCAGTTTTTAAACAATACTTTTGATTAAATTTTAATGGCTCAAATGAATTGTTGCAATTTTTACAACGTTTCATAAATTGAATTTTTTAATTATTTTACATAATACATTTACAACAATTGAATTTCCCGCTTGTTTGTATGCTTGCGAATCGGAAACGGGCCAATTAAAAGTTTCCGGAAAATCCATTAATCGGAAACATTCGCGCGGTGTTAATCGTCTTATTTTTCCTTTGTCAATTGTTGCTTGGTTACACGTTGTGTCCAATGTTTGCGCTAATTGTTTTCCAACACGTCCACGCCTTGTTTTACTATTCAAAACGCTAAAATTTATTGAATCGCCTAAATTTGCCTTTTCATAACCTTTTGCCGTTGCTGATTTTACATTTACAAATTGTGCGTCTCGTGCGCATTTGTAATAACCGCTTTGTATTGTCCTCGATTCATTTGGTAAACTTTGATTTAATATATTAGCATTTACACTAAATGTTGTCCCTTTTGTTCTTAAAAGATATTCAATCTTTTTATCGCTTAAATAATATTTTTCGTCAACATTATTTTCGAGTAAATCCAATAAACGTTTTGTCAAATGTTCTTTTACAGGAAATGTAAAATTGTTGTCTTTGTCGTCCCGGATCCCAATTAAAAAAACTCGTTCTCTGTTTTGTGGTACTCCGTGTTCCTTTGCGTTTAAAACTTGCCAATACAAATGGTATGGTACTGATTGTTCGTGTGGAAAAATTATTGGAACCCCGTTAATTGATTTTCCGCCCAACATATTAACCCATTCGTTAAATGTTTTTCCGTTGTTTTCGCTTAATAAACCTTTAACGTTTTCAAATATAAAATACCTCGGTTTATTTGTTTCAATAAATTCGTGAGAATTAAAAAACAAAATTCCTCGCTTGTCATTTTTTCCCAATCTTTGACCCGCTAAGGAAAACGCTTGACACGGCGGTGATGTCATATAAATATCTAAAGATTCGGACGGAATTTCACGATTGTATACGTCAAACGGATAATATTTTGGTTCGCCGTAATTGTAAATAAATGTTTCGCGGGCGTATTTGTCCATTTCGCAAGCAAATAATTCGTCGTATTTAATTCCCAATTTGTTTAATGCTTGATTAAATGCACCAACGCCCGAAAAATCGCTACCAACTTTAATTGTTTTCATAATTCAATGTTTCTAAATTTCAATTCGTTTTCTAATTCTTTAATCCGGGACTTTTGCTCTAAAATAATGCGTTCGTAATTGCACAATTGACGTCCCCGGTTTTCAATTTCATTTTCGCATTTAATAATAATGTCGTGTACCTCTTTTAATTCGTTTTCCGCTGTTGCCAATGGTTCAATTAAATCGGTTCGCGTTTGGTGTTTAAATTCTATTTCCTCACGGCTTGCAACCATTTGATTAATAATGTAGCGCAATAAAACGCGCCCGCGGATAAAATCTAATGTTTCCATTTAAATCGTTCTTTGTTGGTTAATTGGTTTGGCCCGTAATCCGTTCAACGGATCAACGCCCGAAATTACAAAACCAAATCCGTAATTGTACTCACAAAGTACGGGAATATTTAATTGCGTCAATTGGCCCCCGGTATCTTTATCTTTGATTTTTTCCACATTTACCATTGTGTACATTTTCATTGTTTCGTGTTTAACCAATCGATGAATTACAAACATATTATCGCAACGATTCAAAAAAGATTTCCCGCCCTCGATATGGTCCTTTAAAGGCGGTTTTAAATGCCCGCCCCATTCGTGGTTGTCCGGATATAAATTCCCGGCCCTCCCGGATTCGCTCGTTGGGTGCGTATTTATGTACAAACTTTTTTTCGTTCTGTTGCAAAAATGCCGTGCCTTGTTCAAAAATTCATAATTCCCGGCGTAATCCATTTTTCGGTCCAACCCGGTATATGGGTCAATCAAACACGCGTCGGCGTCCGATTGCTCAAAGATTGTAAATAAATCGTCCGGTGTGTACATTTGCGCGTTATCTACAAACTCAAAATAGTGTTCCAAACGTTGGGCGTATGTCATAATTTCTAAGTCGTTTAAATCGCTTAATTTGCGCCCGGAATAAATCGTTATTAAATCGCGTAAAATTTGGCCGGAATGGTTTTCCCCGGACCAAATGCAAAATTTAATTTTATGCTGAATCGCCAATGTGAGAAAATACCAATTTACCCAATAAGTTTTTCCGACGTTATCGTGTCCCAAAATCAAATTTAAATTGGCGGGTTTGTATCGCAAATAATGGTCCAATTCACAACCGATTGCCAACCCTTGTTTTATTTTCCCGGATTTGACGTCCAACAGATATTCAATATTTTTCCCGCGTGTTTCAATCATTTCGTTTCGTTTTTTCGATTTGAGCCATTACATTGACAACCAACGGATCGTAAATTTTCTTTGTTTCGGATTGGTTCAAATATTTTTCAAAGTTATCGATTCTTACGAAATGGTCAATTGTTAATTTTTGGTTTGTAATTACCCAATCGTTTTTGCTCATTTGCTCGAATGCCTTTTGCCATTGGTCCGCTGTATATCCGCTTTTTACCAATTCTTTGTAATTGGCCCGGCTTTGTTTGCTCATTGTTCTAAATTGTCCGATTTCCCCGGTACATTTCAATTTCATTTGATTGAACCAATTTAAAAAATTTTTTTCCCGGTCGCTCAATGCGGATTTATCCGCCTTTGTATGTGTATTATTTGTATTTACTATTACACTATCATTAACACTATCATTAACGGCATTTTTGGTATTCGGTCGTATGCGGTCGCATTCGGTCGCATTCCACCGCTTTAATGCGTTTGCCTTGTTACGTTCCCGGATCGATTCATATTTAACCAAATCGCGTTTTAACGATTGTTTAATAGGTTCAAATATCACCTCGGTAAATTGGTCCTCGGGTTCCGGGTTTAAATCGTTCACATAGCGTAAAACGTGTTTAAATAATTTCCCGGTTTGCTCATCTGTTAATTTTTCGATTGTATGGATTAAATCGACATACAATAAAAACGATTTTTTTTCGTTTGCCATATCATTTTGTTTAAAAAAAAACCCTCGTTTTCGCGTCGGGGTCTCACGTCCGATTTGAAAACAAGGGCAATAATTCCTTTGGTTCTTAATTGTGAGACCGAACCCGTTTTGCAAATATATTATTTATTTACTTTCGATTTGATGACATAATAAAATTTTCCGTTTATTTCCTCGACGCGACGTTTTCGCATTTCTGTAAAGTACATTACATAATTGTACTTTGCCTCGTTTAAATCGCGTGTAATGGTTTCCTTGCCGGATTCAATATCCGTTTTTAATTGGTCAAATACCCGGCGCAATTGGGCCAAATCTTTTATATCCAAATCAATCTTTATTTTTAGCATTTGCGACAATTTGAAACGTTAAAATTTGGTTGTAACTTTCGTGTCCTCGACGGGTTACAAACACCTTAATTTGTTCCTCGGTTTGCTCGACAACATCGCCAAATTTTCGTCCGTTTCGTTTGCATACTAAATTGTCGAACGTCCATACATTGTTTTTGTTTGTTTTCATAATTCTATTATTTCAAAAGATCCATAAACGTGTGTTCCTAATTTCTTAAATTGGTTCATTTTCCAAACGGCCAATTGTCGAGACGGAAAATCGTACGATTCGAACACCTTGCCGTTAATTAAATAATTCAATCGGTACATTATGGGCGTATTTTAGATAAATAATCAAAGTACAATTTTACATTAAAGGAACCGCCTTTGTCCCCGGCAAAACTTTGTTTGGTCCACCAATTAATACAATCAAATAACCCCATAATTTGGATTTCTTTTTTTGGTTTCTGTTTTCTCGTTTTCATAACATTAAAAGTTTAAAATTAAATAAAATGTTCCATAATAAATACCGGCGATTATTAAAACTAACGCCGTAAAATCTTTAATTGCCTTTGTAAAATGTTCCATAATTAATTGTTTTCTTGTTTAATTCGTTCGTTTGCGTTGTCAATTGATTTCTCAATTTCTGTTGCCATTAAATAACGGCTCAATTCTTGCGCTAAAATAGCATTGTTTCGCGGGTTGTTTACGTTGTCTGTTAAAAATTTAAACAACTTTGTTAATGCGTCAAATTCTCGTTCCATTTCGTTTTGTTTTTTATTGTTAGACATACACAAATGTAATAGTTAAATTTAATATAACAATATTTCGATTAAATTTTAACAAATTTTAACATTTCGGTATTTCCGAATGGTTGAATAAAAAACCCCGCTAACGCTTGCACACTAACGGGGTTAAACGATATGAAAGAAACGTTACAAAGTTACACAAAAATTTGCGTCGAATCAACGTATTTTTGTACGCGCCTTGTATTATTTATTTGCGCTCGGTCCATTTTCAGTTTTAAAATACGTCCGCCCAATGGTTTTACCGGGGCGCCTCGTTCAACGTGCCAACCGCTCGCGCCGTCGCTGTATTCCTCCTTATATGTTCCGGTAATCATATTGTGAATGTATTTATGTTGGACCTCGTAACCAATTTTTGAATTGCATTTTAAGGTGTCCCGGACGTCGTTTCGTGCGCTGTTTTCGTGAATATGGCCCATTGTAAATACGTCGTAACCCTCGTAAATTTCCATTGCACGCGTTAAATTCAACGCGCCTTTGGTAACTACACCACCGCCCCCGGATCCGTGCATATATTTAATATTAAACGACGATTCCGCGGAATTTAAATTTAGTTTTGCCACAATCCAACCGCCGTAACCGCCCGTAAATACGCTCGTATTGCATTTGTAATTGAGTAAATCAACAAATCGTTGCAAAATGTCTGTTTCTTGGTATTTAATTACCCCGGTTTCGTGGTTTCCGTAACCTATTATTGTTAAAATATCCGCGTAAGGCGCCCAAAATTCAACGGCGGTTTCAACGATTGAATCCAAATACCGGGCGTTGTTGTGTTCGGGCCTAATGTCCGATTTATTGCGTCGATTGTCCCCGCGACCTTGCATTAAACAAAACATATCGCCGTTAATCATTACCGGAATATTGTTTTTTTTGAAATAATCCAAATGTCGTTTTAACAAATCCAAATCGCAATGCGGGTTGTCCCAATGTATATCGCTCAACATAGCAATTTCCGCCTCGCGCGTATCAAAATTAATTTCGTGTACGTTCCGGGAATGCTGTATTACTTTAAACATATTAAAATTCGTTAATTAAACAATAAGATACCGATTTTTGGGCCTTGCATTTTTCAATGAATTGGACATATTTTTGCGTGTCGTTCACAACTTGACAACCCGCCGACCAACCGCCGATTTTATCAACGATTTTTTTGTTGTTTAAATTGTATGTATTGGCGTGGAAATTTATTCCATACCAACCGGAAATCAATTCGCCTAATTCCTCGGCCTTGTCGTCCAAATCGCCGTCCCGGTGTACGTCAATTTTTGACCCAATTTGTAGCAATGCGGGCATTAATTTTTTATGCAATCCGTATTTCCAAACGTTGTAATACCATTTATCGGAATCGACAACGGCCCCGCCTTGTTTGTTGTAACTTTTAAATCCGCCTTTTAAAATCGACAATCCGGGGTGTGTTGTCCCGGACGTAACCAAATGGAATTTTTTTCCCTCGTAAAGATAAAATTTATCGTCGTATTTGTCGGGCAAATCGGCCTTTGAGCGAACGCCCAAAATCCAAAAATCTGTTGGGAATCCGTTAAACGATTCCAACGCCTCAACGCGTTTTAATAATTCCGCGTCGGTGTATTTTCGTACCATATTATTTTGTTTTTCGTTTTCTAACGATTGCAATAATAACAAAAATTAGCGCAAAAATGGACATAACAAATTTTTCCCATTGATGTTTGGTCGCTAATTGGGTTAATTCGTCGGATTTTTCAATTATTTTTTCAATAATAATCGAATCGGTGTAAATGTGTTCGTCGTTTGGTAAAATCGAATCGTACGAAACGCGTATTATTTTTGTCGTTGTATCGCTTTTTTTGTACGTTGTGGTATCAACATACGTTTGCGACAACAAAACGCCGTTAAACGCCGTTAAAATGCAAAATAATAGTGTTTTCATTTTTGTTTGAATTTAGATTTTAACCAATCAATTAGAATT